ACCCCGGGCGCCCCGGACCCCACGCCCGTCAGGCGCAGCGGCCCCCCGAGGGCGAGTGGGACGTGTGGATGGCACTGGCGGGCCGAGGCTGGGGCAAGACGCGCGTCGGCGCCGAGTGGGCCATTGAGAAAGCCCGCACACACCCTCGGGGCGCTCTCATCGGGCCGACCGCCGCCGACACCCGTGACGTCCTGGTGGAGGGCGAGTCAGGCATCCTGGCGTGCGCACCGGCCACCTTCCGGCCCGTGTACGAGCCGTCCAAGCGACGACTGGTCTACCCCAACGGCTCCATCCAGACCTGCTACTCCGCCGACGAGCCCAACCGCCTGCGCGGGCCGCAACACGGGTACGGCTGGTTCGATGAGCTGGCCGCGTGGAGGTACCTGCAAGAGTCCTGGGACATGGCGCAGCTGGGTATGCGCCTGGGCGAGCACCCGCAGATCTGCGTCACCACCACGCCCCGGCCGCTGCGACTCATCAAGCAGCTGTTGAAGGACCCCGCCACGGTCACCGTGCGCGGCTCGACCTACGACAACCTCGACAACTTGGCCCCCACCTTCCGGCGGGCCGTGGTGGCCAAGTACGAGGGCACCACCCTGGGACGGCAGGAACTCGATGCCGAGGTACTGGAAGACCTGCCCGGCGCGCTGGTCGCCAGGCGCCACATCGATGAAGCCCGGGTGGGCTCTGACCAGGTACCCGAGCTGGTACGCATCGTGGTCGGCATGGACCCCGCCGGAACCGGTACCGGAGATGAGACCGGCCTGTCCGTGGTCGGCGCCGCACAGAACGGCCACCTGTACGTCCTTGCGGACGACTCAGAGAAACTCACTCCGCTGCGGGCCGCCGAACGAGCCTGGAACCTGCTCACACGCCACAACGCCAGCGTGGTCGTAGTGGAGGACAACGGCGGCAAGGACTGGATCGAGACCGTCATGAAGCGGGCGTGGAGAGACCTCGGTCACGAGGGACCGCCACCGCTGCGCCGAGTTAACGCCTCTCAGGGCAAGAAGCTGCGCGCCCAACCCGTCGCCATGCGTTACGAACAGGGACGCGTCCACCACGTCGGGTCCTTCCCCGATCTAGAGGACCAGCTCACCACCTGGATCCCCGAGGAAGACCCGGACAGCCCCGACCGCATCGACGCCATGGTGCACGCGGCTGCTCACCACATGAGGCGCGAGAGTGGAAGCGCGGTCGCGGCCAACCCGTATGGCGCGAGACGGTTGCAGAGTGTGAACCGCCCAGGTCTTACCCCGCGTGGACGGGCATCATAGGAGCTGAAATGGAACCGATCACGCTGCTCGTGGCAGCTCTCGTCACCGCCCGCGTCACCCGTCTGGTCACCACGGACCGCATCACGGACGCTCCCAGGTCCTGGATGCTGCGTCGTCTGCCCTCCGGCTCGCTCGCCGCATACCTGATCGTCTGCGACTGGTGCGTCTCGTTCTACGTCGGCCTCGGCGTTGCGGCGGCGGGCACCCTGACCGGGCAGTGGTCGTGGCCATGGATCGTCCCCCTGGGACTTATGTTCAGCTACGTGGCCGGATACCTGGCCCGGGGAGAGGTGGACTGATGGGTGTCTTTGACAGGTTCCGAGGTACGACACAGTCTGAGGACAAGCAGCCGCCCAAAGCCATCGTCGCGGCGGGCATGCCCATGAACGGCCCCGGCGTCCTCACCATCAACCGCTCCCGTCAGCACGCCACCACGGAGCAGTGGCAGCAGGAGGCGTGGTACTACTACGACGCCATCGGCGAGCTGCGGGGCCCCACAGTCTGGATCGCCAACGCGGTCTCCCAGGCCGATCTTCACGCCACCGAGCTGGACGCGGACACGGGCAAGCCCACAGGCCCGAGCGAGGACTCTGTAGCCAAAGCGGCGGCGGCCCTTGTCCTGGGCGGTCCCGCACAGCGCGCGGGCCTACTGCGTCTGATTGCCCTGTGCTGGCAGATCCCCGGTGAAGCATGGGTCATCGTCCGACCCTCGACCGACCGGCGCAAGCCGGACACGTGGCTTGTGCTGTCCGGCGACAAGGTCAAGGCCAAGGGGGAGAGCTGGCAGTACACGGATCCCTTCACGGGCGTGCTGGTAACCCTCAGCCCCCGGGACCGTCTCATCCGTGTCTGGTCACCCCACCCCAATGACCAGGCCAAGGCCGACAGCTCTGTGCGCCCGGCACTGCCCGTCTGCCGAGAGGTCGAGAAAGCCACGCAGTCCATCGCCGCACGTCTTGACTCCCGTCTCGCCATGAACGGCGTGTGGCTGGTACCCGAGGAAATCGACTTCCCCCGGGGCGACCACGACACCGTGGGCGAAGCCATCATGGATCTCTTCCTCAGCGTGGCCGAGCAAGGCATCAAGAACCCCGGACAGGCCGCTGCCACAGTCCCGATCGTCCTCACAGTCCCCGGTGAGCAGATCAGTCAGGCGTTCTGGCAGGACTTCGCCTCCACCTTTGACGCATCCGTGGTGGAGCTGCGACAGGATGCGTTGCGTCGTCTGGCAGCGGCTCTCGATATGCCCAAGGACGTGGCTGAGGGTACCCAGGGCGAGTCCAACCACTGGAGTGCCTGGCAGGTCGAAGAGAGCACTTACAAGATCTTCATTGAGCCTCTCCTGAAGGCCGTTGGCGACGTCATCACCGAGTTCTGGTTCCGCCCCGCCCTCATCGCCATGGGCAAGACCCGGGAACAGGCCGAGCTCTTTGAGATCGGGTGGGACACCACCGCCATCGTGGCGCGCCCCGATGACCGGGAGACGCTGGAGTCGCTGTACGAAAAGGTGCTCATCTCGGACGAGTACTTCCTCACCGAGAACGGCGTGCCCATCGACGCCATGCCGGACCAGGAGGAGCGGGCACGGCGCATCCTGGAGAGGCTCGTCTCTGTGGCGCCCACCCTGCTGTCCGATCCCCAGGTAGCAGCCGCACTCGACATCGGTATCGAGATCGCCCCGGTCGCGGCTGGGGTCGATGCCGAGGTGGGTTCGGGAGGTGAGTTGGAGGTACCCGAGCCTCCGGCCGCCCCGCAGAACGCTCTGCCCGGCACCCAGGATGAGGAGCCCGAGCCCGAAGAGATGCCCGAGGGCCTGGTAGCTGCGGCTGAGGTGCTCGTCATGCAGGCTCTGGACCGGGCGGGCGGGCGCCTGCTCACCAACCAGAACCGGGGTCAGTTCAAGACCACGCCGCGTCATGAGCTCTACCGGCACATCCGGCCCGAGGACCCCGCCGCTCACGTGGAGATCAAGTTCTCGGACGATCTCGCCCAGGCGTTCGCGGTACGCCCCGGCGCGCTGCGAGTGGCGCTGGAGATGTACGTGACCAAGCTCTTGCTGACGGGGGCGGCCCATGACCGTGACGAGCTTCGCTGGTACCTGAGGTGAGCACCCCTCCCGAGGATCCGCACCTGCCCCAGAGGCTGCGCGCCCAGGCATTCATCCGGGACGGGGAGCGGCGCATCGGACGGACCTGGTTCCGGTCCATGACCCGCTTCCTGGACCGGGTGCGGCCTGCTGTCGTACCACCCGACCGCGTGGACCCCGGACGTGTCAGCGACCATCAAGGGTTCTGGACCGAACAGGTGGACGCGGAGATCCTGCCCGAGATCCGGGGCGTGCTCGGAGACGCGTGGCGCCGGGTGACGCGGGCGGGCGACCCCCCTACGGATCCGTGGGTGAGCGGCTACCTCAACCAGGCTGGCAACCGTCTCAAGAACGTCCCGGACGAGGTGTACGCCCTCATCGTGGCCGAGGTCGAGCGGGGCATCACCGAGGGCCGCAGCCTGGACCGGGTCAGGGACGACATCCAGCTCCTGCTGACCGCCAGTGGCACCGACCGGTGGCCCAACCGGGCCATGACCGTGGCGCGCACCGAGACGATCGGGGCGGTGAACGCGGGCGTGCTGCGAGGAGCCCAGCTAGAGGCGGAGCAGCGCGGGGATCCGGCGCCGTTCAAGCAGTGGATCAGCACCGAGGACAAGCGGACCAGGCCGACCCACGTGGCAGCGGACAAGCAGCGCACCCTGCTCACCGAGTCGTTCCGGGTCGGCGGGGCGCTGCTCCTGTTCCCGGGCGATCCCCGGGGCGCCGCAGCTGAGGTCATCAACTGCCGGTGTTCGATCCTGCCTGTAGTGCTCGGTGAGACGATCGATTGGACTGAGAGGCAGAACCCATGAGCGTGGACTACGACGACCTTGACCGGCGGTTTCACGGCCACTGCGTGAGCCAGGACGCGGTAACCCGTCTGGACGCGGTACGCGCGGCGGGGAGGGCCTTGGCCGTGACCGTCGCTCAGATGGCACCGGAGGGACGGGAGCGGGCTCTAGCCCTCACCAAGATTGAGGAGGCGGTCTTCTGGGCGAACGCGGGGATCGCACGAGAGGAGCCGACTGATGGCTAGGACGTGGAGCGCGGTACTGGCCCGCCTGGGCGTGCCCACGGGTGACGGACGGATCATCGCCCCGGGCGCCGGGTCGAGCCGGGACCTGCCTCTGCCTCTGGCATGGCAGGAGCTGAGCGGGGACGGGCACGGCGGATCGATGGTCGTGGCGCGCATCGAGTCCCTGCACATCGGGGACGGCATGGTGACCGCCACGGGGTCGATGCTGGACTCGGCCCCCTACGCGGTGATCGAGCAGTTGGAGGCTGGGCTCCTCGGTCCCTCGGTGGACCTGGACGACATCGAGTACACGATGGATGACCAGGAGCGGTTGGTGATCACCAAGTGGCGTATCGCGGGTGCCACCCTGGTGGCGATCCCCGCGTTCGCGGACGTGTCCCTGACCCTGGATCCCGCGCCCGTGGAGCCAATGGAGGGAGGGTTGGAGGTAAGCGTGCCGGACTGGCTGTCTGCCTCCGCCGCTACCTCCACCCTCCCTCCGCTGGACTGGTTCCGTCAGCCCGACCTGGACCGGCTGACCCCGATCACCATCTCTGACTCGGGCCGCGTGTTCGGGCACATCGCCGGTTGGGAGACCTGCCACATCGGGCTGCCCGGGTGCGTCACGCCTCCGTCCAGCACATCGGGTTACTCCTACTTCCATGTGGGGGAGCAGGCGACCGCTGAGGGCGCTGTGATCCCGGTGGGGACGCTGGTGGCCGGTCCCCGGCACGCGGACGTGTCGTTGGCGTTCCGGGGAGCCCAGGCACACTACGACGACCCGAAAGCCGCTGTCGCCCGTGTAATGGCCGGGGAGGACGAGTACGGCATCTGGGTGGCAGGCTGGGTGCTTCCGGGCGCTACGGAGGCAGCCAGGGCCACCTTCAGGGCATCCCCGGTTTCGGGTGACTGGCGGCGGGTGGGAGGAAATCTGGAGCTGATCGCGGTGTGCTCCGTGAACGCTCCGGGGTTCCCGGTGCCCCGGGCGAGGGTGGCTTTCAGCGCAGGCCATCAGCAGACGCTGATCGGCTCCTTCGGCATCAAGCCGGTGGTGGGTGAGTATGGCGGGGCCGACAAAGTGATCAAGGCGAGGACCGACGCTCGGACGCTCTGGGCGTGGGCCGAGGCACAGACAGGGATGGAGGGCTGATCATGGGCTGCTGCGGGAATCGCAAATCGGCTAATACGGAGTACGAGGTCACATTCCGGGACGGGACCACGACGAGGGTGGCCACGGTCCAGGAGGCGAGGATCGTGGGGGCGCAGGACTCCTCCGTGGATCCGGCGGGGCAGCGGCGCGCGTACTCAATACGGGTCGTCCCCAAGCAGAAGTAGACAGAGTCGGACATAGGCCCCGGAGCGGTTGGCCGGGGCTTTTCCATGCCTTAACACCCTTGGTTTTGGAGGTAAGGAGGTAAGAGGAGGTATAGCTACACCCCCCCCACGTGCGGGAGACCTTGTCTATAGGTGTGTGACGTGTTCCCCAATAAGAGGGGGTGGTAGCTATACCTCCACTCACCTCCTTACCTCCAAAGCCTTACATTCGGCGGCATGCCCCCGGAGCGCCCCCAGCGCTTGCCGGGACGTTGACGTACTCTGGGGGCGCTGCTGATTGCTGAGTCGAGAACCGAATCGGCGGTAGAAGACGTGACCACTCCGTTTCTGCCGACCTGGAAGGGGCTCGCCATGGCAGATGACATCACTCCGGAACCCACCTTCAATCCCACCGCCCTTGACGATGCGGCCCTCGCCGCAGAGTTCGCCCGGGTCCGGGAGCGGGGCACCGAGCTTGCTTCCAAGGCCGAACACACCGCCGAGGAGCAGGCCGAGTTCGGCGCGCTGGCCGAACGCCTTCCGCTCATCCAGGCCGAGACCGCCGCCCGCATCGAGCGTGCCAACGCCGCTCAGGCGCAGCGCGACGCGTTCGCGTCCCTCGGTGATGTCCCGGTCATTCCGGCGGTCAACCCCATCCCGGCCCCGGCAAGCGTCTCCAGCGCCCCTGTGGTGGCCTCGGAGCCCGTCGTGGTCCCCCAGGTCCCCTCAGTCGCTGAGATGGCCGTACAGACCCACGTGGCGCCCCCGGCCGGTGTGACCCGCCGTGAAGGCTGGGTGGGCCGCCTCATGCCCCACACGGCGGGCCTGCTCCAGCGAGGAGTGGGCGAGGAGTTCTCAGGCATCAACGAGATCTCTGAGACGCTCATCAACTCGGCCCGCTCGGTCGGTCGCAACAGCTCCGGCAAGTACGGCATCGCCCAGTTCCAGCGCGAGCGCGACGCTGAACTGACCATCGGGCCGCGTGAGCACGGCAACGAGGTCATGCGCAAGATCCGTCAGGCGCGCAACGAGTTCTCGCTCCCCGGTGGCAACCTGGCCACGGCATGGCAGGACAGCCTGGACAAGAAGCGTGGCTCTCTCACGGCGGCGGCCGGTTGGTGCGCGCCCTCCCAGAACGACTACAGCCTCTGCCTCAACTGGTCCGCCGGTGTCGGTCTCCTGGACCTGCCGACCGTCACGGCGCCCCGGGGCGGCATCAACTACACGGACGAGCCCGACTTCCCGACGATCTACGCGAACGCCATCGCGGTCGGCGGCGGCTCCAACCTGCTGACCGAGGCACAGGTCATCGCAGACACGGCCAAGACGTGTTCCGAGATCCCCTGCCCCACCTTTGAAGACCGCCGCCTGGACGTGGCGGCCCTGTGTATCCGTGCCAGCTTCCTTCAGGCGGCCGGATACCCCGAGGTCGTCAATGCCTGGATTGACGGTCTCATGGCCGCTCATGACCAGGAGATCAACCGCAACATCATCGCGCAGATCCTCACGCGAGCCGGAGCGGCCACCGTGTTCGCCTCGCCCGACCCGGATGGCGCTACGCGCGACTCGTTCACGTCGGCAGTGCTCTCTGCGGTGGAGCTCGCGCGTGAAGACCTGATGTACCGGTTCATGCTGCCTCGCAACTCGACCATCGAGGTGGTGTTCCCGTACTGGGTGCTGGCGCAGATCCGTGCCGACCTGTCCCGCCGTACCGGCGACACCGGCAGCCTCCTGAACGTCTCGGACGCGGCGATCGGCTCGATGTTCTCCATGCGTGGAGCGCGCGTTCAGTTCGTGCGTGGCTGGCAGGACGGCCTGATCACCGGTGGCGCAATCGACCCGACGTTCCCGGGCGGTGACGCTGCGACCCCGTTCATGACGGCTCTGCCGTCCACGGTGTCGTTCCTCGCATGGCCTGCGGGTGCGGTCGTCCTCGCCCGTCAGGACGTGGTCACCCTGACCAACGTCTACGACGCGGCCTCGCTGGCGGTCAACGAGTTCACGGCTCTGTTCACGGAGGAGGGCTACGCGCCGCTCTTCCCGTGCCCGGGTCAGCGCCTGTACACGGTGACCGGCTGTGTCGCGGGTATCACCGGTGCTGCCAACATCAACTGCACCGACGACACTCCGTAGCACCCTCCCCCCTGAACAGCCCCCGCCCGCTCGTCGTCCCTGTGGCGGGCGGGGGCCCTCAGATCTAGGAAGGAGGGACTATGGGAAAGATCATCACCAATCCGCAGCTGATCGATGCACCGCCGACAACCCCGCTGCATTATGGGCTCTTCACAGCCGTGTCGAGCGTCCAGACCATGGATCGGCGCCTGATCGCCTCAGGTGGGCAGTTCTTCGCCGATCACTGCGGTGACGGTCAGCTGTACAACCAGACGTGTCTTGAGAGCCCCGAGAAGACGTTCGTTGAGGGCTCGGACATCATGGACTTCGACCCGTTCTGGACTGTGGCGCGCAAGCGCTGCGGTGCTGTGGGTCGCACCGCCGGAGAGATGCTCGCAGCGGTCCGGACACAGCTCCTCACCTCTCAGCAGACGCTGGTGGAGGGGGGCTTCTGGGGCGGGACGGTCGTACCCGTTGACCCGAACCTGATCGGTAACGCGGGTACCACGGTCGTCACCCCTGCGGCTCCCGGCTTCGGAGCAGCCATCGCTGCTCTGGAAGAAGCGTTCTACAGCGTCTATGGCTACACGGGCACCATCCACGTCAACATGGCCGCGTACGGGGCCGCCGCGTACTCTCAGCTGATCGTCCGGCAGGGCGGTGCTGGAGTGCTGCGCACCCCGATGGGATCGGCGTGGTCGTTCGGCGCCGGGTACGGCATCACGGGGCCCGCCGGGGTCGCGCCCGCCGCCGGGTTCGTATGGGCGTTCATGACCGGGGCAGTCCACATGTGGCGCTCCGGCGTCCTCCCCCAGCCTGACCCGCGTCAGACGCTGGACCGGTCCCTGAACCAGTGGGACGTCATCGCCGAAGAGATCTTCGGTCTCACCTGGGACTGCCCCGAGGTTTTCGCCGTGCAGGTCCCGGTGGCGGCCCCGGCGGTCGCCACAGCTCCGGCGGTGCCGTAGTGGTCAGTGACTGGGTGACCATCATTCCCGCTGCCGGAGACGTCAAGTCCACGGCACAGGCCCTGCTCGGGTTCGCGCGTGACCCCCACGACGTGCGGACCCGAGGCACGGGCACTGAATTCTTGGTCGCGCCGTATGTGGCCGACCTGTACAACGCGCCCCGACGGCGCCGCACTAAAAAGGGAGAGGGTGAAGAGTAATGGCAGTCATCTGCGCCAACCAAGCACGCGGCAAGATGATGCGGGTGACGCTCCTCAACGAGTGTGGCGCGCCGGTTGAGGGCGCCGCGTCCACCGTGGTGTCGAAGGCGTTCGTCTCGGTCACGGCCACGCCGAACTACCTAGAGGCGGAGGAGATCTCGCAGGCCGACGCCAACGGTGATCTCTGCATCGATGACCGGTCGGATCCGGCGCTGCGGTGGATTGACCTCTCGATCATCGTCTGTGTCACAGACCCCTCGATGATCAACCTGATCACGGGTGACCCGCTGGTGGTGGACGACGCGGTCGCCCCCAACACGGTGGGCTTCCGGATCAACGCGGCCCTGACCGGCACGGCCAACTTCGCTCTGGAGATCTGGACCGGCATCACCGGGCAGGCCTGTACGGTCGGCGGCTTCACCAACTACGGGTACTGGCTCTACCCGTGGGTCAAGGACGCTCAGTGGGGTGAGTGGGTGCACCAGAACGGGGCTCTCACGCTCACCTTCACCGCGCGTGCCGTCAACGACTCCCCCTGGGGTGTCGGGCCGTACAACATCCGTCGTGACGCGGTCGTACCGGCCACGCTGGAGCCCCTCCTCACCGCGATCGATGACGATGACTTCGTGCACTTCGAAGTCACCTCGGCACCGCTTCCCACCCCCGCGTGTGGGGCTGTGGAGCTCGTCATCCCGTAGCAGCAGGTCAAGGAGCTGGACCTGTATTACGCAGGTCCAGCTCCCAGCATCGAGACCGGACCGTCACCCCCTCCTGGTGGGGGTGACGGTCCCCGGGGGTCGTTATGCCGCTCATCAAGTACGCGCAGTATCTCTTCTACCCCGACGGCTCGCCCGCCTCCGAAGTAGAGCTGCCTGTCCATCTGTGGGGCGGGAACGTCCTGGTTCCTACCTTCACCAGCAAGGCGGGGACGACACCTCTCGCCAACCCCGTGATGACTGATGTGGATGGCTTCCTTACGTTCTACGCGGCTCCCGGGAACTACTTCACGGACGTGGCGGGGACGGTCTTCAACTACCCCGTGGACGCCGGAGAGACCGATGATGCGTGGCCGGGCCTGTTCATCCACGCGCAGGCATCAGCTGCGGCTACCTGGACAGTGGCGCATCACTTCGGGGTGGAGCCGTCCGTGAACGTCATCGTGGAGGGTGACGTGGTGGAGGCCGGAGTCAGTCACACTGATGGTGAGACCACAGTGATCACTTTCGGCGCTCCGAGCACGGGCACCGCGTACCTGAGGAGATAGCTCCATGGCAGGTGTGCAGTTCGTACAGCAACTCGACCTGAACGGCAACAAGATCACCGAGCTGGCGACTGGCGTGGCGGGCACCGATGCCGTCAACGTTGACCAGCTCGCCGCAGCGGGACCGCAGGGCTTCGCTGCCAGCGTTGGCAACGGTCTGGGGACCAGCTTCGCTGTCACCCACGGCTTCAACACCCTGGACGTCATCGTTCAGGTATTCGACAACGCTACGGGCGCCGAGTCCATCGCGACCGTTGTCCGCACCAGCGTGAACGTGGTCACGGTGGGTTTCGTACTGCCGCCGACCACTAACCAGTACCGCGTAGTTGTGGTGCCCGTGCCTTAGGAGGGCTAATGGCGTTCGCGCTGTACAGCGATCTGTACTGGTTCCCGGACGGCACGATCGCCGCTAACACGGAGGCCCGGGTCTTCCCCATGTCCTCCAACGTGCTGGCGCCCCTGTTCACGGACATCACGGGCACGGTGCCCCTCCCCAACCCGATCTTCACGGACGGGGCCGGGATGCTGACGTTCTGGGCTGAGGAGGGGCAGTACTGGGTTCGCATCGACTCGCAGTCCTTCCGGATCAGTGTGGGTAACCCGGTGCAGCTCGATGCGTGGGACGGGGCCTCGGTAGCCCTGTCCACGGGGCTCATGTCCGGCGGCGGCTTCACCGCCAATGGCACGTCCATCGACGTGCAGGAGACCGTGGGCTACGTCGTGAACTACGCGACGGATACCTTCAGACCCACCCTCACGCGCGTGCACGTGCCCGCTCAGACGCGCGCGCTCAGCCCCGCCGCCCTCGCTCGTACGCTCACGTGGTGGCAGATGGACTCCACGGGCGCGCTCATAGAGCTGATCGATGAGCCTACGGCGCTAGAGCGGCGCACGCGTATCACACTGGGGTTCTCCATCGTGTTCGGCGGGGTCGTTGCCATTACCCGCCCCGCCCCGCTCCTCCTGTCCCAGCCCGCTAATCAGTACGCCGACCTGGTGGACTACCTGGGGCCGTTCATCATCTCGGGGGCGCTGCCGTCTCCCAATGGCGTGAACCTGACATGGAATATCACGGCAGGGGAGATGTTTTCCCGCAGCTTCAATTACTCCAACACGCCCAACAACCCCAACGTCGCGCCCATCCTTGCGCAGACGCCAGCGCTGTACAGGCGGGCGACGCAGACCACTACGGTCTTCCCGCCACCGGTCACCAACCTTGACCCCGCCAACTATGACGTTGGAGGGGTGATCACTCCGGTTCCGGGTGGGTCGGGAACGTCTACGATCCAGCGGATCTTCGTATTCGCCCAGGACAACGCGACTGATCAGCTAGTGATTCAGTACGGCCAGAGGACCTATGCGAACCTGACTGCGGCCGTGGCGGGAATCGGCGTACAGCCCTACGTGGTCAACCCGGCATTCGTGGGGGCGCTGGTGGGTTGGGTCTGTATGACTAAGACTGCCACCAATCTGTCCGACCCGGCGCAAGCCGTGTTCGTACCGGCAACGGCTAAGTTCGCCCGACCGTAGGAGGTGTCATGCCCGTCATCAACCCGATCCTCCAAAGCGGTGAGCCCCCCGTTGACGGTCCATGTGACTGGATCGTGGACGTCACGTGCGTACCCAACTGGGCTGACTACAGCCCCATCGTGCAGTCCACCGCCCAGGAGTGGGCCAGGTACATCCTCTGGGCTCTTACGGGGCGCCGTTTCGGCCCCTGCCCAGTCACGGTGCGCCCTTGCGGTCCTAAGTGTCAGGGCGCCGGAGGCTACCTCACGTGGCCGGTGCAGGCGTCGGCCAATGGCGGGGGCATGCCCTGGATGATCCCCTGGATTGACGGGGGTGTATGGCGCAACTGCGGCTGTGCAGGCGGTTGCTCCTGCGCAGCTGACTGTGAAGTGCGGTTGCTCGGTCCCGTAGCGGCTATTGAGCAGGTGACTGTGGATGGAGTGGTTATCGACCCGTCCGCCTACCGTCTCGATTACGTGAAGACTGTCCCGGTTCTGGTGCGCACCGACGGCGGGTGCTGGCCGGAGTGCCAGGACATGAACGTGGGTGTCACCGAGGTCGGGTCGTTCGCGATCACCTACCTGCGGGGTAACCCGGTCCCCGTCACCGGCCGGATCGCTGCGGGCATGCTGGCGGGGGAGTTCGCCAAAGCTTGTGCCGGGGCCGAGTGCGCCCTTCCGCAGCAACTCGCTTCCCTCACTCGCAACGGCGTTGATGTACAGGTGGTTGACCCGACGTCGTTCCTGGAAAACGGCCTTACGGGCCTTACGCTGGTGGATCTCTGGATCAGGGCGGTGAACCCGGCGCGTAAGGCACAGCGATCCAGGGTGTATTCACCCGACCTCGTCGGTCCGAGGTGGGGGCTGTGACAGCCGCTATGACGCTCGCTCAGACGTTGCTGGCTTGTCTGGAGACGTCGTTGGCGGCGGGCCCCAATCCACCCGCCGCCAACCGCATCATGCTGCGCGCCGGATCCGAGGTCACCCCCATGATCTCCACGATGGATGACGAGTGCTGCTCCGGCCTCGGGTGGGTGCGGATCGTCAGCATCTCCGGTGTCCGCCAGCTGGGCGAGCTGGACAACGTCTCCTGCTTCTCCCAGGAGCGGACTCTGACGCTTGAACTGGGCGTTGCCCGATGCATCCCCACCCCGGGTCCCTCAGGCCTGGTTTCTGAGGACCAGTGGACCGCTGTGGCTCTCCAGCTCGATGCCGACAACGGCGCCATGGAGGCGGCGGTGTGCTGCGCCTTCGGTGACGTGGATGACCAGGTGGCCGAGGAGGTGGCCGTGGGCGACTACGAACCTTTCGGGCCTGATGGGAACTGTGTGGGTGGCAGGATGACGGTACGTATCCGCATGTCGGCCTGCTGCTAGGGAGCGATCATGACACCGAGGAAGAAAGCATCGCAGGCGCCCGTGCGCGTACGCGTGCGCGTCTCGTTCAACGGGATGCACAAGGGCAGTGAAGCGACCGTCGAACTGAACGACCGTATCCGGGCCTGGGTGGATGCCGGTCTCATGGAGGTGCTGCATGGCGAGGATCCGGCTGGACCGAGCGGCGCTGAACCGGACCATCACGAACGCGACGCGTACGGAGCTTCGGGAAGCGTCGCGACAGGTGGTGAACCGGGCCAGGGTTTTGGCACCGGTGCGTACGGGTCGTCTGAGGAGTTCGATCAGGGCTGAACCCCCGAGGATCTTCTCGCTGCGAGGCAGCGTCACGGTCGGCTCGGATCTGGAGTACGCGGCCATGGTCAACGACGGCACCCGGCCTCATATCATCCGGCCGCGAACGAAACGGGTGCTGAAGTTCACCGTAGGGGGCCGCACCGTGTTCGCGAAGATGGTTCGTCACCCCGGTACCCGGGCTCGCCCGTTCCTGGACCGGGCGCTGCGTGAGGTCGCAGCTCAACGTGGCTACAGCTTCCGCCAGCGTTAGACTCGCGTCATGGGCGACGAAAAGTACTACACCATCCAGATCAAGGGGACTGCTTACCGGTTCCGGCCACTGGACCCCGAGGACGTTGTGCGCGTCTCTGTGGTGCTGAACATGGGCGCGTCACCACAGAAATCGATCAAGGGCCTCACCCACCTCCTCGCAAAGTCGGCGGGTGAGGAACAGTGGGACGAGATCACTGACCGGCTGATCACCGGTGAGCTTGAAGTGAAGGACGTGACGACATCACTTCTCAAGAAGCTGATTGACCGGCAGAACAAGGACGCGCAGCCTGTCTCGGACGATGATGCCGAGTGACTACGCGCTGATCCTTCGGGAGCCCCTGACCGTGACGGTGGCTGGGCAGCAGGTCACGCTGCCCTATCAGCCCGCCGCAGTCTGGGCGGCGGGCTTGGAACGGGGGCGCATGCTGATCCCCTACCTGGCCCGCCCGGCGGAACGGGATGCTCTAGCGGAACTGGTGCTGAGTTATCCACAAGCTGTGGACGACTTGAAACGGGAGACGCTGCGGATCCTGACCGAGGCAGGTGGGCGTAAGTGGTGGGAAGTGGTCTCCCTCCTGAAGACATCCGTGGCGACCGAGGTCTTGGGTCGTCTCGTGCTTGCGGGGGCGGACCCGTGGCAGCGGTCGCTGGGTGAGTGGACGTCGGCGGTATACGCGCTGTGCGTGAAGGGGCTGGATGAAAAGGGCCGCCTGCGGTTCGATTTCTCGCTGTCCATCCCGCCCGCCGACTTCACAGATGAATGGGATGATGGGGATGATCCGGAAGCAGCGATGGCAGCTGTAGCGGCTATGACCGGTAAGAAGTAAGGGGATCGGCGTGGCGTCACAAGCTGAGGTCGATTTGGTCATCTCCACAGACGACACGCTTCCGCAGCTGGAGCGGGACCTTACGGCGATCGTGCGTGCTGCTGAGGCCAACGCCGACGACATCGAGCTTGAAGCGCTGCTCGACACCGACGCATCCATCTCCAACCTGGTCAGCCAGCTGGACGACGTGGTGGCCGCTGCCTCCGCCGCTGGGGACGAGATCGCCGTGGACGCGGCTCTCGACCAGTTGACGTCCCTTTCGAATCTTCAGAGTGATCTGGCCGAGGTCATTCACACGGCCGAGGTTCGGGCTCAGGAGATCGAACTAGAAGCGGCCATTGATGCCGACATCGCATCCTTGAACGCTGAGCTGGCTGGCCTGGTGCGCGAGTTGGAGGAGGCGGCCCCTGAAATCGATCTTCAGGTGGACGTGGACCGTGACGGTCGGGGGACACGCGCTGCGGGGCGCCTGGGTTCCGCCCTCTCAGCCCTCACCCCCAGCCTGAAGGCCGCAGCGATTGCGGTGGGCAGCCTTCAAGCCATCGGCTCGCTGCCACCGCTCCTGGCAGCCACGGCGATCTCTTTGGAGGCCATCGCGCCCGCGTCGGCGCTGGCAGTCTCGGGCATGATCACACTCGGCCTGGCGGCGGGCACTGTCAAGCTCGCCATGAACGGCGTGGGCGACGCGGTTAAGTCTGCGTTCGACCCTGAGGTGAAGCCGGAGGAGCTGGCCAAGCAGCTGGAAGCACTGGCCCCGAGCGCTCGTAAGTTCGTGGTCGAGCTGAGCTCCATGCGCAAGAACCTCAAAGCCGTGCAGCAGGACGTACAGCAGAACTTCTTCCGGGGCTTCGACAGGGAGCTGAAAGCCCTGGGAAGCACCGTTCTCCCGGTCGTGGCAGGTGCCCTGTCTCGCACCTCGGTCCAGTTCAATCAGATGGCGATCGGCGCGTCCCGGGCCGCACAGGATCTCGCTAAGAACGGCACCCTCGGTAAGGCACTCGATTCATCCGTCGTCGCCCTCGGGCAGCTGGGGAATCTGCCCGGCCAGATCGTTACCAGTCTCGGCCAGATCGGTGCAGCGGCGGGCCCTGCTCTGGAGCGGCTCGCGACCGCTGCCGGAGCAGCCGGTGACCGGATCAGCGAAAAGCTGACTGCTTCTTTCGAGTCGGGGGCTCTGGAGAAAGCAATCTCCGGCTCAATCGACGTGCTGAAACAGTTGGGCCGCATCGTCAGCAACGTGTTCGGAGGCCTGGGGAACATCATCGGCACGGTCACCGAGCAAGGTGACGGGCTGTTCTTCATCCTCGAAAAGGTGACCAAGGCCTTTAAGGACGTCACTGCCTCTAAGGGCTTTCAGCAGGCGCTGGCGGCCCTGGTACAGACCGCCGGGGTGCTGGTCGATACCGTGCTGCCTCTGATCACTCAGGCGCTAGAAGCCCTTGGCCCGGTGTTCGTGGAGCTGGCGGGCCCCGTACAGGCCCTGATCCAGACCCTTGGTTCCGGCCTGACCAAGGTCTTTACGGCCCTAGGTCCCGTGCTGGTCTCAGCAGCGGTCGCGGTAGGCCACCTGGTAGAGCTGATCATTCCTTTCGTCACCCTTGCGGCCGATTTGATTGCAGCCATCCTCCCCGCACTCATCCCCTTGTTCGACGCGCTCGGACAGACGTTCGTCGCGTTGCTCCCCGTGGTCGAACAATTCGTAAAGAACCTGTCAGCGCAGCTCATGCCCGCCCTCACCACGCTGGCAACCGAGGTCCTGCCGCAGGTCCTGCCCCCGTTCGTGGAGCTCACTACCAAGCTCCTCCCCGTCCTGGCAGACATCCTCGTGAAGCTGGCCCCCGCGCTGGCGGAGCTCGGACAGGCGTTCGCTGAGGTTCTGGTCGAGCTGACCCCGGTCATCGTGGAGATCGTCAACCTGACCATCGAGCTGGTGGAGGGGCTGATGCCGATCCTCGGGCCGCTGATCAGCCTGATCCTGTCTTTGGCGACCGGCGCCCTGTCCATCCTCGCTCAGTTCCTAACAGGCATCGTCGTACCGGCGTTGCGCATTCTGGTTGACCTGCTACAAGGGGACTTCAGTTCTGCCTGGAACCGGGCCGGGGAGCTGGTCAGCAACATCACTCAGGAGATTCAGCGTCAGGTCAACGTCATGAAGGACGCGATCTCACGCAACCTGGCTGAGGCCGGGCGAGCCATCGTCGCGCGCCTGAGAGAGGCCCGGGACGGAGCTGTCGAAGCGTTCAACAACATGGTCAGCAGGCTGACCACTCTGGCCGGAGGGTTGGACGATCAGATCAGAAGCGCACTGGGCGACCTGCGCAACCTCCTCGTATCCGCTGGACAGGACGTTGTGAACGGCCTGATCAGCGGTCTCAACAGTCGCCTCAGCAGGCTTCGCGAGATCGCGTCCAACATCGGATCCGTGGTGGAGAGCGCCGTGAAGTCCACCCTCGGAATCCAGTCCCCGTCCAAGGTCATGATGGACGTCGGCGCCGACACCATGGAGGGCTTCCGTCTCGGCCTGCGGGACTCGGTGCCGGACCTGCGCTCCGAGCTCCAGGGGATTGCGGGGCTCGCGCCTTCATTCGCTCTGCCAGGGACTGAGAAACTGTCCCTCCCGGGCGCCGAGGTCGGCACGCCCACGGTCCAGGTGTTCCTGGGGAACCAGCTCCTCAACCAGCACGTGGACTCCCGTATCGTCCAGGCCAATGAGACCCGTGACCGGCTGTTCGTCCAAGGAGTGCGCCGCTAATGGCCGATGACGGAGTTCTGTATGTGGCCGTGGACTTCACGGTGCTGCCCGGAACGCAGACCACTGCCACGCTGGAGCGGGGCCTGTCGGCCACGGGGCCCTGGGAGTTCATCCGGGACGTCCCCCTCCTGGCAGAGCTCGGATTCACCTACGACACGACCGTCCCCCTGGACACCCCCGTCTGGTACCGCTGGACGGGTCAACCGGGTGACGAGATCGTGGTGCAGGGGCCCTTCACCGAGGTCGCGGGGGACACGATCCTCCTGAAGGATCCGCTACGCCCGTGGGCGAACCTCGAACTGTTCTTCTGTACGACCGCTCAGCAAGGCCTGGCAGCCCTCTGTGAGGTTCAGGGACCCGAGCTGGTATGGGTGGGCTTTGGGGAGCAGACGTACCGCTCTGACGCCAACCTGTTCGACGTGTACAACGACTGGATCCCCGCCGACATCTACGGGGTTCGCAAGCGGTTCGACGGATCGTTCCGGATCCTGTCCAAGACACTGACTGCCAAGGAAGACGTCATCACGCTCTTCGCGGCGGGTGGCCCGCTCCAGATCCAGTCCCCGGCGGTTTACGGGCAGCCTGACATCATCGTGCAGCCAGGCAACCTGTCCGAGGCCTACATCTCCCGGGATCAGCGGCGCCCCTTCCGCATCTGGGAGGTGCCCTTCACGGTGGTGCGCCGACCTCTGGGACCCATCCAGGGCACGGCGGACGCGAACTGGTGCGCTCTGGCAGAGGCCTATCCGACGTTCGCGGATCTGACAGCCACCGGGCTGAACTGGTCCGAGGTTGGCACCGGTGAGGCGACGCAGGGCAACCTGGACGGGTACGGCGAGGGCGGATACGGCGAGGGACCCTACGGGGCCTAAGGAGAAACATCATGGGCGTTACGGTTCCCACCCACGGTCTGACCCCGTGGTCTACCCCGCTGAACACGGTTCTGGACACGCTGGCCTCGGGCCGCTTCACCCCCAACGACCACGGCTACCTGAACTGGAGTGCCGATCCGCAGACGGTAGTGACCTCGGCGGGCCCCGCCTCCGGATCCGTCCGTATGGTGAAGCTGCCGCTGCTGCCGCTCCAGTACACGATCACCACGCTGCACTGCTACGTCGCGACCGCCGGGGTCGGCCTGGTAGCCGGACAGTGCTTTGCGGGCCTCTACGACGCGGCCGGTACGCGCGTGGGCGTGACAGCTGATCAATCGGCCAGCTGGAACAGTTCCAGCCCCAAGGTAATGGCGCTCACAGCCCCGTACATCGTCACGGCCAACGCGCCTATGTGGGTGGCGTTGCTCTTCAACGGAACGTCGTTGGGGTTCGGAGCTGTGGGCTCCGTCGGCGGATTCGCGGACATGTTCAACACCAACCTGACAACCTCCACCGCTCGGTTCACCCTCGGGCCGACCGCCCAGACCACGCTGCCCGCATCGGTCACGATGGCGTCCCGCACTTTCTCGTCTCAGTCCCAGTGGGTGGCAGTGTCCTGATGCTCTCCTCCTCGGCGCAGTACAAGCAGGCCATTCACGCCCCCCATCGTCTCGCATTCGAGGTTGACCTCTACGCGGGGCCCGGTGGCGCGCTGCTTGAGAACAACGTGCCGATCTTCGGCGGATCCATCGCTGCCAACCTGACGCACCGGGTGACCCGTAGCGGGACGTTCACCCTGGGCTCGGAGTTCTGGCCCACGTCCGCCACGTCGTCTCTCACGCCGTTCCAGACAGTGGCGAACATCCGGGCGGGCATCCAGTACGGCGACGGCTCCCAGGAGCTCTTCGACATCATCACGGGCCGTGTGGGGTCGATGTCCCGCAACAGCGACGGCAGCGTGACAGCCCGCGTGGATGATCTGGCTGCGGACGTGATCGGGGCGCGCTTTGAGCAGCCGACGAACTCAGAGAACGTCACGATCATCGAGCAGATTCACCGCCTGATTCAGCGGGCGCTGCCCTCCGCCGCCTTCGGCACCGACACGGTGGTGGACGCGCCGACACCCAAGCTGACGTGGGATGAGGACCGGGGTCAGGCGCTTGACAAGCTCGCCGAGGCCCTCGGGGGCCGCTGGTACGCCCTGGGCAACGGAGACTTCGTTGTACGCGCCTACCCCTACGACGTGGGGACCGTAGTCCAGGCGTTTGAGGATGGCGAGGAGGGTCTGTTGGTGTCCGGTACGCCGACCCTCACCCGTGACGGGGCCGCCAACTCGATCACCGTGGTGGTGGAACGCTTCGATGGGGGCGAGCCGTTCCGAGTGACCGCCCGGGATGGCTCACCTACGTCGCCCACGCGCTTTGACGGGCCGTTCGGCCGAGTCTCCCAGGTCATCAAGCTTCAGACCCCTTTGACCATGGGACAGGCGACTCAGTACGCGCGGGCGCAGCTGAACGCGTCCACAGCACTGGCATCGCAATGGCAGGCCGACGTCATCCCCGACTACACCCTGGAGCCGGGAGATACGGTCCGCCTCACCTCTCGGGGGGTTTCCGAGGTCCAGCTCATCGACTCAATCACTTACCCTCTGGGACCTGGGTTGATGTCCCTAGGTACGCGCGCGTACGTACGCGCGCAGGCGACACTGACCTGAAGGAGGGACGATGAAAGAAACCGAGTGTCTTGCGCTCCCCTATCCGGAGTGCGCCCCGCCGCTCGTAAAAGATCTCAGCGATATTCAGCAGTTCCAGGATCTGGCCGAGGCCACGGATGCGGCGGTTCAGATCTACGCCGACCGGGTTGTGGAGCGTCTGCGCAGTCCCGATGTCTGCTACATGACTACCGGGTTGATGAACGCGACCGGCAACGACGTGATCATGAACTACTCGGTCTCTGTCTACGACAACGCGGGCATGACCAACACAGCCATCGGCGGGATCGTCATCCAGGAGGATGGCGAGTACCTCCTCGGAGGCTGCGTCCAGGGTGACGCTGCGCAGGTTGCCAGCATGGAGCTTCACATCCAGCCCCTGGTCAACGGGGACGCGGTATCCGGCAGGTACGGTCCCGGCAAGCCCGCCAACGGTCTCGGAGGAACGCTGGAGCTGGTCTCCTGGCAGGAGACCCTGTTCCTGCGCGCCGGGGACATCGTCGTGGCTCGTACGCACCACGCGATCAGCTCCGCGACCAACGTGCAGTACCTGTCTCGGCTGTGGGCGCTTCTGGTGCAGGCCAATGACTAGCCCGATGCAGGTGAACCGGCCGGAGGGTCCGTTCACCGAGTCCCGTATCGGCATCGTCACCGTGGCCACGGTCAACAGTCTCTTCGTGGACGTCGGCGGGAACGTACAAGAGGTCGCGTTCATCCAGCCTTTCACCACGGCCGCCGTGGCTGCTCCGGCGCCGGGGACTGTGGTTCAGCTGGTTCGGCAGGACACTTCCTGGGTGGCCGTAGGACGGGTCATCGGGGCCGGGTCGAACTCGATCCTCAATCCCAGCTTCGAAGACTCTGCGGCGGGCATCCAGCCAGCTTTCTGGGAGAGCTACGACATCTCGGGAACTTCCACGGCGCTGACCGAGGACATCCCTGACGCACCGGGCGGTGACCTGGCGGCCCGCGTCTCCAGCGCGCAGGCCTCAGTGCACTACCTGTACTCCGCGCCCATCGCGGTGACCTCGGGGCAGATCTGGTCCGTGTCGGCGTTCGTCGGCGGGGACTACCCGGGCGGTGTGGCCGCGACCGCCGACGCGGCTCTGGTGGCCCTCTGGTTCGCCACGGACACGGACCTGTACCCGACCACATCATCAGCTGACATCGTGGTCGTGACGTCCACGGACGTCCCCCAGTACCCGCCGTTCCAGTCCCTCTCCGGCAGCGTGACGGCTCCTGTGACGGGCTTCCTGAGGCTCGCTCTGCGGTCCACCCTTGCCGCTGATCAGGCACTGGTCTGGGACTCTGTAGTGGCCCGCCCCGTTTAGGAGGAATCGTGCCCGCCAACACTCCCCGGGGCTACCCGTATCCGCTCTACACGGACCCCGCCGACTTCCCGGCTCAGTCGCAGGCGTTCGCCACGGCTGTAGACACGGACGTCCAAGCGCAGGTCGCCTCAACCGCCGACGCGCTGTACTCCCCCTCAGCCTGGGTATCCGCCTCCGCGAACCAGGCCATCGGATCCGCCACAGCCACCCTGCTCACCTTTGCGACCGAGGACTATGACAACGCGGCCATGGCCAACCTCGGTGTGAACAACGAGCGGCTGACCATCACCGAGACCGGCTTCTACCTGGTATCCGCATGGGTCCTGTTCGCTACGAACGGGTCGAGCGGCGGACGACGCATGGTCATCACCTCCTCAACTACGGGTGACATCGCGTGGGATTCCCGCATCGGCTCCACCACGGAGATCGTGGAGATCTCCATCACGAGCGGGGTGTACGCGACCGCAGGCACCTTTATCCGGGCGGTGGTAGAGCAAACCACCGTGGGTTCGGTGAACGCCCAGAACCGAGGTCTGACGGCAACAAAGGTGGCTGACTGATGCCCGGCTCCACTCCCAACCGCGCGTACCCGTACGCGGTCCCTACGGACCCCGCCGACATTCCGGCCTCGCTTCAGGCGACCGCCGAGGCCATCGACGCAGACGTCTGCGCGCTGACCGAGGGCGCCACGGGGCGACCGGCCGCTCAGTTCCGTGGCGCCGGGGTCTACCTCTCTCCGGCCCCGGCCAACGATCTGTCCATCCCGTTCGGTGCGACCCGCTTCCGTCTCCCGTTCGACACCACGGACTTCAACACCTGCAACGTGGAGCTGATGTCACAGGCTGCGGGGGTCCGTCTGATCAGGCCGACCGAGGTGGGGGTGTACGCGGTTGTGGGGATCCTTCAGGTGCCGACGCTGACCCACAGCGCGTCGCTGGTCTTCATGGATCTGGAGATCCACAAGAACGACTCCTCGACCCCGGGAACGGTCGGGCCGAAGATCGCGGCCATGTCCCACACCGTGGGTGTCGGCCCTGAGGACGCCAACGTGCGCATGATGCAGACCGGACTGACCTCGGTCTTCATGAACGGCACCACGGACTGCTTCAGTCTGGAGTGGCGGGGCAACACCACGCCGGATGTGGCGAACTGGGCGCTAGGCCTGCGCAAGATCCTGCTGCTCAAGATGACCAACGCGTTCTGAGGAGGATCCGTGAAGCTGTACCTGCGAAGACTCGCGGCCAAGGTAACCGGTGCGTTCCTCGGTACCCTGACGGCTCTGGCGGTCGCCTCACAGCCGTTCAACGTTCTGACCTTCAACTGGGTACCCGCCCTGACCGTGAGTGGCTCTGTGGCGGCCCTAGCGCTGCTAGAGGGGCTGGCCGGTCGCTTCACCGGCGACCGGAACGAACCCCGCATCCTGCGGTGAACACCGAGAAGCCCCACCCCCTCAGGAAAGGGTGGGGCTTCTCTTCTCAACCTCTACGGCGGCCGGTCGGGGGAGCGCCGCAGAGGGAGCCTAGAACGGGGCCTTAGGGCTGCCGCCGAACGGGTTGGACGCGGGGGTCGGAGCGGCTGCCTGGGCGAGCCTGCGACCGGCGAGGAAGTCCCGGGCCATCTGCTTGTCCTCGGGGGACGCGGCGTTCATGATCCAGGGGTTTCCCTGCCCCGCCGGAGTGCCCGGCTTGAGAGTGTCAATCCGGCACAGAACCATCTTCAGGAGCGCGTCCTTTTTCAGGGTCTGGAGACCGTTCGCCAGCTGGTCCTGATTGAACCAGACACCGACGTGCTCCGGACCTTCCAGGTACTTCCCCGTGGGGATTCGCTGGCTGTAGATCTGGACCGGGCCGAGTCCGTCCACCACGGTGACCGTGGCGGTGACCCGGTCACCGGTGGGGCCGTTCGGAACGTTGGCCTGCTTGGGCACGTTCCGCTCGACCTTGACCGGCTCGATGAGGATGAGCCGTCCCCGGAACGAGTCGGCGGAGGCGAAGTCCGAGACCCTGGGAGTCGGGTCCGCGAACGGGTCTTCAAAGTCAGCCACAGTGTTCTCCTGTTTCCTGTTTCGATTCCGGTTACCGTCCCCTGCCGGAATTCAGTCGGCAGGGGACGGGCGCCCATTGGAGTGCGACCGGGCCAGCCTCTCTGCTGGGTGCCCAACCCCAACGGTTGGCAGTCCTTTGATAGAGGCTCGAATGGCGAGTCCCTATCGCAGCTGCGGGCAGTGAGTGGACGGGATTCGAACCCGCATCCCCGGGTGCACCCGGTTAAGGCAATGCCATACCCCACTCTCCACGTTTAGCCTCCGCCGAGGTCGTTCACCCAGTCAGGGTTACCGCGCTCTCACTCTGCCCCTGACACCGAGAACTCTAGTGGCTCGGGGCCCTGTGTCAACCCCTGTCAACGGAGGCAACTTCAAGAGCCGCCCGCCCGATCTCAGCCATCGTGTCCAGGAAGTCCTGAGTGGCATCCGGGTGGGCTGCGGTCATCTCGTACCAGAGCTGTCGTGCTTCCTCGGAGTTCGTGACAGCGGCGAATTCCAGGTACCAGGCACGCTCGGCCACCGGCTCCTGCGGGGCTTCCACGGCCGCCTCAGGCTCCCAGGTCCACGGCACCACCTTCCCCTTGGGCCAGTCCCTCACAGAGCCGCACAGCTCCGCGTAGGCCTTCCCCGCCACCAGGTCGGTCTTCAGAAGAATCACCTTGCCTGCGTCGGGCCCCTGGACCGGCATGTGGATGATGAGGCCGACGTCTTCCCGAACCACCAGCCGCTCGTTCACGTCGGCCAGTGTGTGTGGCTCTTCCCACTGCTTCGTGTTGATGTCGTACACGCCGTTCTGATTGATCCCGTGGGCGTACAGCCACTCCTGGCACTGCGTCTCGTCCATCGCGAACTTCATGGTCTTGCCGGTCTTGACGTCCCCTACCACGTACGTCCCCGAGGGCCGGTGGTAGTAGACCCGGTCGAACGTCCCCGCCACTCCGCCGTACTCGGTGACCATGGTGACTCGCTCGATCATCCCGGGCACCGGTTCGAACCCTGCCTCCTGAAGGACGGTTTCGTACAGCCGCAGCTGATCCCGGTACTGAACCGGAGCGTCCTCCACCCACAAGATTCCGGCGTCGATGCGCTCGGTGATCTCGTGCACGTCGGTCCCGATAGAGGACGCCACCTTGGAACCAGCAGCGGTCTCGAACTCGTTGGCCAGGCGGTCCAGCTCCTCACGGTGAGCGTCGTGCGTCAGACCCCGGGCCTTGATGACCAGGTCGCCCCGCAGAGCGGCGCCGATGACGATGTTGCGCCGGTTCCAGTCGTTGATGGCTTTGGAGTCGGACGCGGCCTTGTTGAACGTGGTGACCCGGGTGATCCCCTGGACATTGCCGTTCTTGAAGAACCTGAACTCGCCCGTACCCGCGTCCCGGATGGCGTACCTGCCCAGATAGTCCCTGGGGGCCTCGGGCTGTCCAGAGACGTTCAGCTTGGGCTGGGAGGTGGTGGGGTCAGCGAACTCGTCTTCCTCCGGGGCCGCGACCGGCTCGATCCCGCACAGCTCCTGAACGGCAGGGCCGGATACCGGCCGGGGCTCGTCGTCAACGTGCTCGCAGCACTCGCCCTCGTACCCGCCCATCCCGTCGGAACGGATGCGGTCGCCTTCGTAGATCCCATCTCCGCAACCGCTGCACTCGCCCGCGTAGTTAGCTCCGAACCACGGCCCCTTGATGCTCGGGAGCGGAACCGTGGTGAACTCCTCCGCCGCCTGCGAGCACATCACCCCGGGGGCCGATTCGTGGGCCGGGATCTCGTTGGCGTCCGTCAGGATGAACGCCTTGTCACAGCCTGCGCACGCCCGGGTCCCCTTGCGGTTGGCGGGGTCCTGAGCACAGCGCGCGTTCACGGGTCCGTGCGCCCGCAGACCGCCACCGGTGAGCGGAACGAACATCTCGCCGCACTCGGGGCAGCTCTTCTTTTCCACGATCTCTCCTCTACTCTGACGGGAGAGGGACCGCCCCACTTCACCGGGGGCGGTCCCTCTCAGGGTTTCTACTTCTGGTTCATCTGGCGGATCGTGTCCAGGTAGTCCGAGACCGGGACGTTGCTCACGGTCTGGCCGCTGGACTGGTCGTGGATGTTGACCGTGCCGTTCATGGCGCCCGCGTCGGTGACGACGATGACCGGGTACTTGGGTGCCTCGGTGTCAGCCATCACTCTCCGCCTCCGGCCTGCTCCAGCGCCCGCTTGGCCGCTGCGATCGCTTCGTCCGTCTGACGCCGGAGCTCAGCGAGCCTGGCTTCGTTCTCGGCCCTGATGGACTGCTCATCCACGGTCGGTTCCTCCGCTCTGGTGGGTTCCCCGGCGGAGCATGGCCAACCGGGCGTTGTGCTGAGCCGTCAGGCGCTCGTTTTCCAGAGCCTCGGCGGTCGTAAAGGCCAGGTCACCCCAGACAGCGGGGTCCCCGGGGCAGTTGGCCGCGTGCATGTCGTTCCCCAGCTTGGTGGGGAAGGCGACCCGACTGGCGGGGCAGGTGCACTTGCTGACCCGCTCCGGCGCCGGGTCGATGTCGTAGCCGGTGGCCTCATCGATGGCGGAGAAGATGCCCGCGTTGTCGAGCGTATTGATGGCGGACATCAGGTCCTGCGGGACCGGACCTACGGCGGATCGGTTCCGCAGGACCTGAAGCGCCTTGATGACCTCGGGCGTGATGTTCGGGTTGGTCATGCTGTTCTCCTTTTCTTCGGTGACGGTCACCGAGGTCTCTTCGGTCTGAGCCAGCGTCTCCTGGGCGGGGGGCAGGTAGTCACCCTCGCCGGTGCTCGGCATCATGGACGCGGCCTGACGGTCAACCAGGTTCACCAGTCGGGTGAGGCAGCGCCCGCAGTAGTTGGTGGGGACTGTGGTGCGGTCGCGCTCCACCGTGGTCATCAGGTTCGTGTCACCGCTGCGAACCGAGTCGTTGGGGCGGATTCCACTGTTGCAGAGGGCGCCCGCCGACTTGTTGGTGAGGAAGGCGTGGACTGTGGTGGTGTTGGAGTTGGTGTTCGCCCAGACCCGCTCGGTCTTGATGCTGTCGAAGTTCATCTCTGGCTCCCTTGTCTCTTGGGCCCGACCGGCCCTTGATGTCTTGAGTAAAGCAACCCGACCCGCTTGTGTCAACCCCTGCCAGTCACTTGCACTCTGACCAGCGGAAAGAGGGCTTGCTGACCTCACACAGGATGGGCACACCCTTCCACTCCCACGTGAAGGCAGCCTCCAAAGTCGCTGCCCAGGACGCGACCTCATCCTCAGGAACCGACAGAATGACCTCGTCGTGCACCACGCCCCGCAGGAGCGGCCGGACGTCCGGCGCCCGCTCCACCAGCCGAAGCAGCGATTCGCACATGATGTCCCGGGCGGCTCCCTGACCCATCAGGGCCGGACCCTGGGTGTATGCCCTCTCCGGGTCGGGTCGCATCAGGCGGCCGAACCCGTTGTCCAGCAACTGACCCGTCGCAGCCATGGCCCGCACTTCTTCGATGTACTCCGCCAACCGGGGGTAAGCCGTCCGCTTGGCCTCCGCGATCTCGTAGCACTTCTCCAGGGGGATCCCCGTGCGCTCCGAGACCGCAGCGGGCCCTTGACCGTAGTTGCCAGCGTGGTTGAACGCTTTGGTCTGCTGTCGCGTCTCGGCGTTCTGCACGCCGAAGTAAACGAGGGCCATCTCCATGTGTGCGTCTCGTCCCGGTTGGAGCAGCTCCATGTACGCGGAGTCCTGGGAGAGGGCCGCCATGGCCCTCAGGTCAACCTGGGAGAGGTCGCAGGTGAGCAGGACATGACCCGGGTCGGCCACCATCACCGCCCGCTCCTGGCCCGCAGCTCCTCGCTTGCCCATGTTGGCCAGGGCGGGCTTGCTCGTGCCCCAGCGCCCGGATCCCTGAGCATCCGACACCCACCCGTGCACGCGGCCCTGAGAGGTCACGTAACGAGCGATCTCCGCGTACTTGGACCGAGCCCCCGTCGCCAGACTCAAGGTCTCCACAACGGCCCTCACGCCCGGCTTGTCGCCGTGGATCTGAAGCATCCCGGGCAGAGCCTCACGGCGGTCGGGGTCGAACCACTTCTTGTCCCCCATCGCGTCCGCAGACAGCATCAGCTGGCCCGACTTGAGCGACGTAGGCCAGGAGTCGGCACCCGCTGCTACGAAGGCGTTGATGATGGCTTGCCGTCCGCCGTCGGTCGCCCACGGGCTGGCGTAGACCTCTCCGGGGATCCGCTCTGCGAACCCTTCGTACACAGCCTCCTCCGGATCATCGGCCATGCGCTCACGCAGTTCTGCGGCCGTGTGTCCTTGCCAGAGCACCGGCCAGTCGGCCTTGTTCTTGAGCTTGAACCGGTCCGGACGGGCCAGGGGCACCCCGTACCGCTCGTGCAGTTCCCGCACGGCCGCCGCCCGCTGCGCGTCCTCCCCCTCCACGCGGGCTGCGAGGAGCTCGGTGTCCACAGCCCACCCGTTGAGGGTCATGCGGTTCTGGAGCGCAACGATCTTCATCTCACGTTCGGCGTAGGCGATCGTTGCGTTGGAGGGGCTGGATCCCTCGTCGCCCATGCGCAGCATCCTCAGACCCCCGTACACGGCCTTGGTCGCGGCCAGGTCGCCCTTCAGGTACTCCTGGTAGTCCCGGGAGTCCACGGGGATCTTGTCGTAACCCCCGTGGCGCTTGGCCAGACCCTTCAGGTCGTCGGTCTTGCCCTGGTGGCCCAACCGCTGCGCCACCTGATCCAGTCCGTAGTAGCCGTTCGGCATGCCCTTGCTGCGGGGCGGATCGATAAGCCGGGCGAGGGCGAGGGTGTCTACGGCCTTGGCCGCGAGTGCGTCGTAGTCGGCGCCGTGGTGGTGGGCGAGGGCCAGGAGATCGAAGCCCAGGATGTTGTGGCCGTAGATGACGTCGGCCCGGTTGAGGTCATCCACCAGAGCTGAGGGTTCTGAGGCGATGACCGAGCCACCCACCTCGGAGATCCCACCGACCAGCCGGACGAACGGACCCTCGTGCCCACCGGTGAAGAGCTGGTCCGCGTCGGCGGTCTCAAGGTCGAAGCCCAGGGCGACGAGGTTTCGCTCAGCAGCGGCTGAGCCTTTGGAGGTAAGGAGGTGAGTGGAGGTATAGCTACCCCCCTCCTCCTCTACACGCATGCGTGCTCCATACGTATCTACGACACGTTCTCCCGTAACAGGGGGGGTAGTAGCGTTACCTCCACCTCCCTCCATACCTCCATTTTCAGAGACGGTTCGCCACTTAATGGTGGACTTGTGACCCATGCCCGCTTTCACCAACCTCACGCCGTTGTAGTTACGATCGCGATGCTTTGAGTACCCCTGACCGAGCTGGCGGGTGAACGCCTTCCCACTCGCGTCCTCCATCCCCGGCGGGGCCTCATAGCCCTGCGGGTCTCTCAGAGCCGCCTCCTGTACCTGGCGCGTGGTGAAGTCGTCGCCCTTGAACAGGCTGTGAAGCCAGTGCACGTGCGACTCCCAGTAGGAGTGGGTGAAATCGCTCTCTGACCTGCGCTCCTTCATGTCCGTCAGGAAGGCGCCGTATCCCGCGTAGGCGAGGACGCCGGACATCATGCGGTCCCAGGGTTCGAAGGAGCCCATGCAGGCGCCACGGGAGAAGCCGGGGCGGTCGGCAGCTACCCATCCCCGCAGCACTGTCAGAGCGGCGCTCACGAGGTCGGTGCGGTTCTCGCTGGTCCAGGACTTCAGGTCCGGGTGCCGGAACTCCTTGGCCTCACGGTCGATGACGTTCATGCCGGAGGGATGGAGGTAAATGAAGTAGACCCTCCGGGACATGTCTCCATTGACCTGGACCTGATTACCGAGGCTCACCCAGGTCACCTGGTTGGGGAACTTTGCGATCCGGCTCACGCCCAGGACCCGGTCTCCGTACGTCAGGGAGGTAACGGCGCGGGCCAGCTGGGCTCCCTCCACCACGTGTGCCTCATCGAAGACGAACATCTCGGCCCCGCCCGCGAACGCGGCGGTGAGTTGCTTCCGCATCTCCTCCTCGCTGTTGACGTACGGCAGCGGCATCGCCGCGTCGCCCGTGCACAGGATGTGGAGGCAGTCGGCCAGGAGGTTCTTGCCCACGCCCATCTGGAGACCGCTGACGACCGCCAGAGGTACCAGGGGCACCAGGCCCCGCATGAACGGGGTCAGGGCCAGGGCCAACGCGTTGGCCCGGTCGGCCTCGGTCTTGAACGGCAGGTCTCCGAGCCACTCGGACATCAGGTACTTGGCCGCGAGACGTGTCTGTTCCTGGGTGGGCTCTTCCGGCACGGTCAGGTCACCGAGGCCCGAGCCCACCAGCACGGTGTGGGTCTCCCGGTCGTAACCCGGGGTGGTACAGATCGATCCGTCCGGCCGCAGGAACGGCACCCGCACGACACGGGAGAGAGTGGAGAACTCCTCCGCCTTGCTCATCACCGCTCCGATGGACGGGGGGTCCGGCCACGCGGGTTCGAAGATGGCGGGCCGCTTGTCAGTGGCCTCGGTATAGCGGAAGCAGGCGACCGCGTCGGCCAGCATCGAGTAGAAGCGGTCCCGGTCCAGCGGCTGTGTCTCGTGCCCCTTCACCCGGGTCAGAACTTCGCCGTAGTTGAACAGGTCTCGCCCGTCGTGCTTGTCCTTCAACGCGTCTGTGATCTTATCGATCACCATCTTGCGGTCCAGGTTGATGGCTACCGGCACGCGGTCGCCCACCTCGGGGAGATCCGACTCCATCTTGCGCTTGCGGGTTGTGGGGCGCCGCTCAGCGGGCTTGTTCTGAGCGTTGGCGATTTCGTACGCCAGAACCTCGGCCCGCTCCTCCTCATCCAGCGAGGCCAAGTAGTCGTCCAGCCCCTGGGATCCCGACCCGGGGATGCGCAGGTACCGGAGGCTGACCCCGTACCGCTTCAGTTTCTCCCCGAGCTTGTCCCCCGCTTCATACACGTCCAGGTTGCTGGCCGCGTCCGCATCGAGACAGAGGAAGACCTCACGTCCCTTGAAGCGCGCGAGCTTGGTCTTTGACCAACCCCAGCAACCCGGCATTCCCATGACCGTGTAGTTGGAGGGAGCGTAGGAGGTAGCGGCCAGAGCCTGCTTGGTTCCCTCCACCAGGAGGATCGGGGATGTGACCCCCGCGTCACGCAGGAGCCAGAAGTGGAGGTCCTTGTCGGTTTCCCAGAAGTAGAGGCCCGACTCTCCCGGCCACGGACGGCGCTGCTCCGTCAGGAGATCTCCGTCCCGCCAAGGGAAGAAGATCTCGTCGCCCTCGGAGTGGATGCCCTGTTCTTCGATCGTCTCGGCCGTGATGGCGTGAGCTAGTAGGTAGTCCCTGTGGTCGTGCGAAAGCGTCATTTAGCGTCCTCCAACTGGGCGCGATCCAGAGCGGATCGCAAGATCTGACGGATGACTGCGGACCGGGACATGCCGAACGAACGGCACTCCCGGTCAAGGTCTTCCATGAGGTCTTGCGGTACGCGCACCGTGAGGACCGGGCTTTCGCCCTGGTTCAGTGAGTGCATGGCGGGGACTGTAATACAGTCACTCGGGCAGCGACAAGTCCCGGATCCCCTTCATCCGGGCAGCTACCCGCAGTACCTCCTCACGGTCGTACTCGGCGGGCCGCCGGAACTTGGGGTCGTACCTGACGCGCAACAGTCCATCGGCGCTCCACCGGTTGATCGTGCGCTGCGAGACCCCTGCGAGCTCAGCTGCCTGCGCGCGCGTGACGCGTGTGTTTTCGGTATCCATGCTGGTCAGCATAGGCTCTCTGACAAGGGTTGACACGTGCGGGTGTTCTTGCTTTACTCAAGACACTAAAGGCCGGTCGGGCCTCGGATAGAGGGAGCAGCAATGGACGACGAATCGAAGATCTGGGCCACTACCAGGACCGGAACCATCATCCACGCCTTCAACGAGGACGGCACCGCGCTCTGCCGCACCAACATCCGTCACACGGTGGGCGAGCTCCGCTCCCGTGACGCGGTCGCTCTGGAGAAGCGCCGGAGCTTCGGCCTCACGACCTGCGAGAACTGCGAGGCCCGTTTCGCTCACAACATCCGGCAGAGCGAATGGGAAGCGGAGCGGTTCGAGGCGGCCCACGCCGAGGCTCTGGAGATCAACGCCACCACCCCCGTTCAGGTCCTTACGGAGGACCTGCGCCCGGGCAACCGCGTGTGGCACCCCTACGACATGGAGTGCTTCACGGTCAAGGAGGTACCCCAGGAATTGAAGGTGCACCTGGGCTTTCACTCCGTAGGTGCGAACGTGACCGAGTCCGGGATGCGCGTCACCGGTACCAGCGACAGTGGCGAAACCGTGCACGTAGACGCTGCGCAGTCCTACCGCTGGACGCTGGCTGAGGTCCAGGAGAACAACACCCCCGAGCCCCGCGTCTGGGCTGTGGCCACCAAGGGCTGGGACTTGCACATCGTCCGCCACGGCAAGGCTCTGTGCGAACGCCCCGTGTCCTCGGTCAGGCTGACCGACCGGGAGTCGGACAGCAAGTTGGTGGCCAACAAGCTCACCCGGAAGTGCTTCGGGTGCACCGAGATCTACAACCAGAGAGGGAACACCATGCCGACGCTCGACAAGCGCGTCACTACCGGCCCGCTTACGCCCCGCCAGAAGTACATCCTGTCTCAGGTCGCTAGGGGTCATCAGCACGCGGAGATCGGGGAGGGGCTCTCCCTGTCCCGTACGGCGGTCGCGGAAGACATGCGGGTGGTTGTGGCCAAGCTCAAGGTCAAGAACTCCGCCGAGGCAGTCATGGTCTACGGACGGCACATCGCCTACAAGGGCGCCGCACGGCTCCTGCAAGAGGGACTGATCGCTAACCCGAACGGCGACGTGGAAGAGCACATCAACCACGTGCTGGAAGATCTCGCCCAGGAGCTCCGGACCCGGGCCTACCAGACGATCCCCGAGTGACCACGCCTCCGGCAGGGTGCCCCACCCTGTGGATCCGGCCTCGGCCGATCCACAGGGCTCGGGCCTACAACCACTATCGGTGCCGGTGCGAGGAGTGCTGTGAGTGGCGCCGCTCCTACGACCGGGAGCGGTGGGAGCTGGCAGCACGCACCAAGGAGTACCGGGAACGAGACCGAAGGAACCGAGCGTGAAGTACCTGATCGTAGCCCTACTGGTCATTGTCCTCGCTCTGGCTCTGGCTGCTGCCTGCGGGCCCGACGTTCCGCCGCAGGAGCCCAGTGGCATCAGCGTGGACATTGACCGCAGCAAGCCCCGCACGAAGCCGGTTCCCAAGCCCGCCAAACCGAAAGGCAGGAAGTCATGATCGTCAGTATCTGGGTGTTCTTCATGCTGGGCGACCCGCTCACCGGCGAACACGGCACCCCCTACGTACAGCGCACCGCCTCCGAGACGGTCCACTCCCGCCCCGCCCTGCGGGACGGCGTAGAGGACGCGGCCCGCATGCTCTACGAGCACGACTACCCGGGCCACCCGGTCTGCGACAGCGGCTGGTGCCGACAGGAAATCAGGGTGATGGGCGATGACTGAGCTTGAAGCAGCAGGCCGGTTGTGCGCGCTGCTGAACGAGATCGAGGCGGCCGGGCACGCCGTACAGATCATGCCCGGTTGGGACGGCAGCTATCACCTCGCAGTGGGTGGGGGTGACGTCTACCTCGCAGAACCGCCGTGCGAGGGCGAACCGTGGGAGGTACGGCGATGACTGAGATCAAGCTGCGCGGCTATCAGCGCGAAGCGATCGATGCGGTTTTCAAGTCCTGGTCCGAAGGCTTGACCCGACCGGCCATCGTGCTCCCCACCGGGGCGGGCAAGACCGTGGTGTTCGCCTCGCTGGTCAAGGAGTTCCGAGAGCGTCACTACGATGCGCCGCTCCAGCACAAGGGCCTGCGCGTCATCATCCTCGCCCACCGGGACGAACTGGTTGACCAGGCCATGGCCAAGATCCGGGCCATCGCACCGGAGCTGAACGTGGGCAAGGTCAAGGCGCAGGATCGGCAGACAGCTGCCGATGTGATGGTCTGCTCCGTGCAGACTCTGAGCAGAGACAAAGCACTCCGGGAGATGAAGGATTGGGCGCAAGATGTGGGCCCGATCGGCCTCATCATCACGGACGAATGCCACCACGCCGCAGCTGCGTCGTACAAGAAGATCTACGCCGCGTTCCCCGATGCGCTCCAGCTCGGTGTCACAGCGACGATGGCGCGGGGCGACAAGGTGGGACTGGGGGCTGTCTGGGAGGACGTGGTCTACAAGAGGTCGATTCTCTGGATGATCTCTAAGGGCTACCTGACCGACGTCCGCACCAAGCAGATCGATCTGAAAGGCTTCGACCTGGGCGCGGTGAAGACGTCCATGAAGGACTGGCAGGCTGGAGACCTCGGTCGGGCCCTCATGGAGTCCGAGGCCGACACAGCCATTGCACGGGCCTACAAGGAGCACGCAGGAGACCGGCAGGGCATCGTGTTCACGCCCACCGTGGAGACAGCGCACGCGGCCGCATGGGCTCTTCGTGAAGCAGGGATCATGTCCGGGGTTGTCGACGGGGAGACCGATCGGGAACACCGACAGAAGACCTACGAAGCTTTCCGCACAGGCAAGTGCCAAGTCCTGGTCAACTGCATGGTCCTCACCGAGGGCTTTGACATGCCTCAGGCCGAGGTCGCCGTGATCGCACGCCCCACTCAGTCGGCGCCGCTGTACACCCAGATGGTGGGGCGGGTGCTGCGGCCGTGGCCGGGCAAGAAAGAGGCGTTGGTACTCGACCTGGTGGGCGCGTCCTCCAACAAGCTCCGGACCCTGATCGATCTGGAGCCGGGGGCGGTCCACTCGATCGAGACTGACGAGTCCCTGGCCGAGGCTGTGGTTCGTGAGGCGGAGCAGGACGAGCAGAGGCAGAAGCAGGTCCTGAAGGGCGGCTCCCTCGCTTTCGACCTGAAGATGCGCGACGTGGACACCTTTGGTGCCTCCTCGGTCGCGTGGCTGCGCACCCCCGCCGGGGTCATGTTCATCGACTGTGGAAAGGCGAGGGTGTTCCTGTGGCCCACGCCGGACCAGAACGGCTTGTGGGACGTCTGCGTGGCCGAGGAGGGGCAGAGGTGGCAGAGGACCGCTTACACGGCCCTGGATGTCGGTACGGCCATGGCTTGGGGCGAGGCCGTCTCGGAGGACCACACCGACTTCTCCGTGGCCCGCAGCGCGTCATGGCGCAAGCAGAAAGCCTCTGACAAGCAGATCTTGTTCGCCGAGCGCCTGGGGATCCAGGGGGCCGACGCGATGACCAAGGGCGAGCTGTCAGCAGCCATCGGTGTGGCGATGGGGGGCCGCCTCTTTGATCGCTTCGTTGGCAACGGTTGACAGTGATGGGTCCGGCTTGCTTTACTCAAGACACCAAAGCCCGGTCGGAAGGAAACGAAATGAATCTCACCCCCGCCCAGAAGAACCAGCTCCACAAGCTGTGCGCGGCTTACACCAAGGCCTGCAACACCGGCACCGGTCGCCAGGCCCTGGCCGCTGAGAAGCGGATGAACGCCTACCTGGACGGTCTGCTCTCCTCCTGAAACACAGCCCCGATGGTCGCAGGGCGGGTTCGACTCCCGCCCGGGGCACTCCCACAACTGAAGAAAGGAGCAAGTCATGTACGTCAGCCCGCTCATCATCGGGGCGCTCGGTGCCACGGCGTTCTGGGCACTCGTCCTGTTCATCATGGCGATCTTCAAGTCCGCCGGTAAGTAACCACCCCGAACGGACCCGGTGAAGGGGTCCGTTCTCCAGATCTCTCAGGAGAACCAGTGAGGATCAACCTCGTTCTCGTCACCCCGCAGATCGCTGCCGAGTGGCTCAAGGACAACCCGAACAACCGCAACCTGAACGCAAAGCTCGTAGCCGACTACGCCCGGGAGATGCGCGCCGGTCTCTGGCTCAGCAACGGCGAGACCGTCAAGCGCGCTCACGACGGAGTGCTCCTGGACGGACAGCACCGTTTGGCAGCCATCGTCGCCTCAGACACGGCCGTAGAAATCCTCGTGGTGGAGGGGCTGCCCTACGCAGCCCAGGACACCATGGACTCCGGCCGCAAGCGCACCACCGGCGACGTCATGGCCATTCACGGCGAGACCAATAGCAACGTTCTCGCTTCCGTCGCCCGCCGCGTCTGGCTGTGGGACCTGGGTAACCGCAAGTTCACCAACACGGACCGTCCCAGTTCCACGGAGCTCCTCACCGTGTTGGAGAAGTACCCGAGCCTGCGGCGCTCAGCCGAGATCGGTACCCGCACCAACCGCAGCTACCGGCCCGCTGTCGCCACCGTGGTCGGCACCACTCACCACATCCTGCTCCAGCTCGATGAGGGTGCGTGTTCCGAGTTCTTCGCCCAGCTGGGTACCGGGGTCGAGCTGTACGACGGTCACCCCATCCTCACCCTGCGCAACCGCCTCCTGCGCGACAAGGTGAACGCGAAGAACGTTCCCTTCCACCAGCACGTCGGCCTCTACTTCCGGGCCTGGAACGCGCTGCGTGAGGGCCGCTACCTGGCAACCATCGCCCACACGGCCGAAGAGCCGATGGTCATGCCCGTCTAGTATTTCCGCCTCCGATGGTCGCAGGGCGAGTTCGACTCCCGCCCGGAGGCATCCCACAACCGAAGAAAGGACACCCCATGAACTGGGGCATGCAGATGTACGCGGCCGGAGGACTGGGGCTGATCGTAGGCGGCATCGTCCTCACGATCGGCACCCTCCTTGACCGTTACCGGGCACGCCGGTGGGACAAGGAGAACGAGCGGGATGGCGCGTAACACCACTCGGCAGGGCGCCAACTTCGAACTGGACGTCATGCACGAACTTGAGAAGTACGGGTACACGTGCCTGCGCTCCTCCGGTTCCCGTGGCGCCGTGGACGTCGTGGCGGTAGGACCCGAGACCGGCAACGGGCTTCGCGAGAACTACGGCCTCCACCCGGACGTCCTGTTCATCCAGTGCAAGATCACCAACCCGGTGATTTCCCCCGCTGAGCGTCGCAAGGTAAGCGAGCTGGCCCTCAGGGCCCGTGCGCTTCCGCTGGTCGCCTTCAAGGCCAAGCACGCGACTACCGGCCTCATGGCCGTGCACTTCCGCCAGTTGACGGGCCCCGGGCCCAAAGAATGGCTCCCCTGGGAGCCGGAAGGAGATGAATGATGAGCAGCAATCCCGGTGGAGTGATCTTCAGTCATGTCGATGCTGATGGGGACCTGACAGAGATCCGGCAGGGCCACCACCAACACCTCCACCTCTACGTGGAGGTCGACTCTCTCCCGAGCGCGCGGCGCTACGTGGGCTGCCTCAACAGGGACGCGGTCGCGAAGCTGCGCACCGCCCTGGGTGAGTGGCTCCAGCCTCAGCCCGCATCCAACCCCATCACCGCTGCCGACGCTCACCCCATCGCTCCGGAGGGACCCGAGTACTGCACCTGTGCCAAGTTCAACGGGCGGGTGCACTTCGCCCACGGGGCGGACGCACCTGTAGCTGCCGCAGAGGAGCCCCCGACCGCACCTGAGTGCGGTGTCTGTGGGGGTCCCTGGTCCGACAGCCACGGGCAGCCCGGTGACCCGTGCCAGCCGACTGAACTCGGACCGTACTCGCCGTGCCCCGATTGCGGGCATCCGATGGCGCTGCACCTGCTCTGGTCGGAGCGTAAGCACCAGGGGTGCACCGCTGCCGACGGGTGCACCTGTCCCCGTACCTGGCGTGCACCCGAGTACATCGCTCCTCCGCTGGTGGAGTCCAGCCCCAAGCCCGCACCCACTGCCGAGTGCACCTGCACCCACCGGCTCGTGTACTCGCACGGTAAGGACGGGTGCACCTACTCCGAGTGCACCTGCACCTTCACCGTGGTGCGGCCGTGAATACGCGTACTCGACAGGACTGGATCCTGTGGGCGCAGCTCGGGTGCGCACTCGTAGCCACAGCGCACGCCGAGTACACCCTCGCACTCGCCACCGGCCTCAATTGGGCTGTGGCGAGTGCGGTACCCGGCGCACTCGACCTCTACGTCATCCGTGCACTCCAGAAGCACAAGGACGTACTTCCCGCCGTGTTCGTCATGGTCGCGGCCAACGTCGCCTCCATCCTGGTCACGGCGGGCGTACTTCCCCTCCACTGGGGCCTGTACTCGGCCGTGGGTGCACTCGTACCCATCCTGGTCTGGCGGGGCCACGTACTCAGGTCGCACTCGGGTGCGGTGAAGCACCCCGAGGTACACGTACCTGACGTACCTGGCGCCGATGCCGAGTGGCTGCCGGAGTTCCTGGCGGAGCAGGTGCACCCGAGTGCACCCGCACCCGCTGCACCTGTGCCGAGTGCACCCGCACTCCCGCCCCTGCCGCCCGCGTACCTGGGCGAGTACATCGAGCGGGTGCACGCACCCGCACCTGTACCCGCCGGGTCCATCCCGCTGAGTGCGGAGGACGCGGTGCACCTGCCCAGCGCCCAGGCGTACTTGGCTGAGTGCGACGTGGCGAGTACGCGCCCGAGCGTCCGGGGTCTCAAGAAGTACGCCGGTATCGGTCAGGACCGGGCCGGTCGGCTGCTCACCTACCTCGGGGAGACGTCATGAGCCCCACCGTGTACGTCATCGCCAAGGACCAGCTGCACTTCGAAAAGTGGTGCTGGAAGCAGGACCCCAACGGGGAGCTGCCCAACGTCAAGTACGTCTGCAGCGTCAAGGTCCTACAGCGGGTACAGCCCGGATCGGTCTTCCTCTTTCTGACTGGCGGGGCGAAGCGACCGGAGGGCGAGAAGCCTTACTGGCAGCAGCGTGCCGACTGGCGAACCATCTACAACAAGGTGCTGAGCATCCGGGGGCGGCGATGATCTGGGCGACCCTCGGCGGGGTCACTGTCGGCCTCGGCGTTCTCCTCAACCACCTGATCGAGTGGTATCCGGGGTGGAAGCAACTCCAGAAGAAGCCCGTTCCGTTCGCCCTGGATCTCGCCCCGTTCCTCCTTGCGTGGGCGTACGGGGCCCTCGGGATCCTCTCGGTGATGGGACTTATCGGGTGGGGGTTCGATACGGCCCTGTGGGCCCTCAACTGGCTCGGGGACGCGGCCCTGTGGCTCGGAGTAGGAGTCAAGCCGGGGCAGGTCTCTCACGGGGCGTACCTGCCCCTCACCACCACCGGGTCCGCCCTGGTAGTCCTGCTCACCGTGGTCGTGTTCGCGATACGCCGTAAGAAGCCCTGGAAGACCGTCGTCACCCGGGGCATGATCTGCGGGCTGTGTCTCGGCACCTCATCCGGGGTGGCTGGTCTTGCGGCGGTACCTCTCGCCCAGGGCGCCAACGAGGTCGGGGCCCTGCTGTTCGGAGCGATCGCATGACTGTCTACTGGGACAGCCGAGAGCCCTACAGCTGTAGCCGGTGCGGGACTCCGCAGAGGTTCCACGGGTGCGGTGACCACGCGTGGACAACCCCCACACCGATCACCATCCAGGCCCGGATGATGGTCCGCCAACGGGACTCGAACCGGTGGATTCCGTGGGGCGATCAGCGGGTCCACTACCGCAAGTGGAAGCGGTGAGCGAGGAGCCTGAGGAAGATGGTGGCCTGGACCGCCGAGGATGCGGGTGCGTCCTCGCAGTCCCGGCCACCGTGGTCCTCGTCGTTCTGTTCACCAAGGCCCCCGACCTCGGAGTAGGTCTCCTGTGGGTAACCGGGTGGGGCTCGCTGATCTGGGCTGCGAAAAGGATGCCCCGTGAAGCTAACCCCGCTCCCCCACCGGTCCCCGAGAGGGGCTCTAAGGAAGAACCGCAGGTCGGCGTGGTGCGGGATCAGAGCCACACCAACCGATGGCTCGTCCTGCGCAACAGCGTCTGGATGACAGAAGAGATCACCAAGGAAGCAGGGACGACATGACTCTCAAGCAGCCCAAGCTGGCCGAGGACGACCCCCGCAGGGAGTCCCAGAAAACCACCTACCAGGCTTCTAGGGGCGGTTGGTTCCCGGCACCCGACAAGCCCGTTCCGGGCACTCCTAAGGGGAAGTGATGGAGTTCTCGACCCCCGGCCCGTCCCGGACGCTGGAGCTCGTCACAGCGGCGGTGTGGGACTGGATCATCTCGGTCAACAACGGCCACGGACTCGATGCCATGGATCTCGCGGGGGTCATGGAGGAGCTGGGCGCCCCGTGCCCGGAGGAGTTGCGGGAAGAAGACTGAGGTAGCAGGCCGAAAACCAATGACCGGGCATCTGTTCGAATGCAGATGCCCGGTCATCTCGCTACCGTGGGGAGTTGGGGACCCGACCACAGCAGGAGCCAGTGATGACCCGAGTATGCATCGACATCGACCCGGACAACGGCAACGGATCCGTTCCGATCGTCAAGACCTACGAGACCACGATCGGTGACGGCACCCAGGTGGACTTCCCGATCGATCACAACCTCGGTCAGCGCGTCGTCCTCATCCAGGCCTATGACGTCAACACAGGCGCCGTTCGCTCGGACACCGACCTGACGTTCAACGGTGACAACCGGGCCACCGTGCGGTTCGACACCGCCCCGGCCCCGCAGTCCGTGCGCGTCAACGCGGTCGCGGTCGCTCCGGCTCGCCCGGCGTAACCCTCCTTCCCTCCGAGGGTTGGCAAAGCCCCACCACGATCGTGGTGGGGCTTTGCTGTTTATGCTGTACAGGACGACGACAGAGGGACGTGAACATGTCAGAGCCCATGACAGCAGACCAAATGGTGGCCGCTCTCAAAGCGGAAGGCCTCCACGTGGTGGAGCGCGACGGGTGGCGCACCCACAACCGCAACCACAAGGGCGCCTGGGGCCCCGTCAACGGAGTGATGCTTCACCACACCGCCAGCTCGGGCGAACTGGCCTCGGTCGAGCTGTGCGAGGACGGATACGCCGAACTCCCCGGACCGCTGTGCCACGCGGTGATCGGGAAGAGCGGGACCGTCTACCTGGTAGGCAACGGACGAGCCAACCACGCGGGCACAGGCGACCCCAACGTGTTCCAGGCAGTCATAGACGAGCGCTACACCCTCTCGCCCCCGGCCACGCACTACCACGAGGGCATGAGCGGCGGGGTGGACGGCAACGCCCACTTCTACGGCGCCGAGTGCGTCAACAAGGGCGAGGACGGCGACCCCTGGCCTGATGTCCAGGTGGAGGCCATGGTCCGCTGGTCCGCCGCCATCTGCCGCTTCCACGGCTGGAGTGCCAAGTCCACCATCGCCCATCGTGAGTGGTCGGACTGGAAGCCCGACCCCGCCGGACCCGGCATGCCCAGCATGCCGACCATGCGAGAACGCATTCAGGCCCGTCTCGCACAGCCCGCCGGATGGGGCGACAACGCCGGTCACGTCCCCGAGGACCCGACCGCCGAATACCCCACCCCGATTCCAGGAGCCACCGTGACCGCCCCCGCCCGCACCATCCTCTCCCTCTCCACCACGGTCACCCTCCTCGACAACATCCCCCAGACGATCTACTGGAACGTGGAGCACGCCGACGACGGCAACCAGCACGGTCAGGGCGGCAAGACAGTCATCGTCAACGGTCGCTACAGCGCGGTCTTCAACGCCACCTTCACCGGGCTCGCGGACGGCGAGACCGTGGAGGTCTGGCAGGCCGAGGAGAACAGCCTCGGCGAGCTCATCTGGGCGGGGCCCGAAGTCCAGGTTTTCGGACGCGGTTACGGCACCGAGCCCGTCAGGGCCGCTGTGCCGTTCATCGAGACCACTTACAACCGTCTCGTGTTCGTGGTGAAGTCCACCGGCTCCGCCCCGGTCACCATGAGCGACGCGCGGATCTCCGTACAGTCGTGGCCCAACTAGTCCCCTATGGATGAGCCGACGTTGGCGGAGGAGGTACGCCTCCTCCGCCGCGACGTACACGCACTGATCGAAGCGCAGCAGCAGTACGTCACCAAAGAGATCTTGGCCCTGAAGCTGGAAGCGCTCGCCAAAGATCAGGAAGCCCTCGCCGAAGCCCTCGCCGAGGACCGTGCCCGCATCGCCTCGATCAGCCGGTGGCTATGGTCCGGCGTAGTGGCACCTGTCATCGTGGGGCTATTCCTGTATTTACTGCTAGGGAAGGCACCGTGAAGGCACTGCGCTGGTGGGCTGTGGTGGTGGCACTCTCTGTCGCTATCGCCTACGCCATCGCCTACGGGCAGAGCATCGCCGAACGGCTGGACGCGGCGGAGTCAGACCGCAAAGCCCTTGCGCAGCAGGTACGCGACCTCGGCGGCACCCCCGTAGCGGGTCCCCGTGGCAGCAACGGATCTAACGGCGAGGACGGCAGGGACGGCAGGGATGGTAAACCAGGGCCTACGGGCGCTCCGGGACCGCAAGGGGCTCAGGGCGTTCAAGGCGAACCCGGAGCGCGCGGTCCCGATGGGGCTACGGGACCCGTGGGCGAGACCGGGCCACAAGGCTCGACCGGGGAGAGAGGTCTCCCGGGCGAGCAGGGCCCGGTGGGTCCGACGGGTGCCCCAGGCCCCGTCGGGCCACAAGGTGACCGGGGCCCCGCCGCAGAAGCCTGCCCCGAGGGCTACACGGGCGAGCTGGTCGAGCTGAATGGCAGGACGTACTTCCTCTGCGGGAAGAACGATGAGGAGCGGACATGACCGAACAGATCTGGCTACGACAGGACTACGAATCCGACCCCTCGTATGAGGCGTTCCGGGTGTACCTCATGTGGGGCTCCCGGCGGTCCCTGGACCGTCTGTGCAAGCACCAGAACAAGTCCTGGTCCCTGATCACAGACTGGTCCCGCAAGAACAACTGGCGTGAACGCGTCCGGGCGTTCGACCGGTACGCCATCGAAGCGCCCACCGACGGCATGGTCCACGCGCTGGCCGAATCGCGGGACAAGAACCTAGCCCTCATCGACAAGCTGAGGGCACTGCTCGATCAGCGGCTGGACGACTTCATGGAGAAGCGCCAGGACCCCACCATCCGATGGACCCAAGCCCTTACCGCTATGGCAAAGGTCGAGCAAAACGCCCTGCTCATGGGCAAGGACACCGACAAGACCAGTGAGCAGATCGATCGCGTCGAAGCCCTGGTGGAAAAGGCGATCACCGCTTCCGTGGGGCGGCTGACCGAGTGACCCTCAGCAGGGCCGACCTTGAGAAGATGAGCCCTGCTGCTCTGTCACGCCTTGAAGTAGTCCTAGAGCAGGTCATCGCGGACCAGGAGGCAGGTAAGGTCCCCTGGCTCTGCGACCTGCCCGACTGCAACGGCAAGCCCCACCCCGGGCGCCCCGGACCC